CTCCTTTCCTCTAACACATCTGTCAAGCTTTGCTAGCATTTAATTATTTATTTAATTTCTGTATTTGTGCTCCATAAGTAGAATAAGCTGTGGAGTTTCTTTCCATCCGCGGAGCCACTCCAGTACGGTCTGTCTTCGATTTACGATATTCGTTATTGTTTAAATACTCTGTTGCGGCGGCGGTGAAATCACCTTGATTCATTAACTCTAAAGTCTTAGGACTACCTGATAAATCACCTCTAAAAAATCCATCCACTATAGCATTCTGAACATATCCAGGTAAACTGTCATAATTTTTTACTTTACTACGCGCTAAAGCGATCTTTGCTTGTACGTCGTAATTAAACAATTGCATCATTTGACTATCGCTTAATGGCATTCGCCCAGAAAGAACTGTGTTATAATATTTGCCTGTAATTTGTCTAAGTAGAGGATCGTTTTTTGTAATTAAATGACCTACCCCAACGGTTAAGTAACCTTTATGGTCTCTGTACACATATCCCGGGCGACCCTTTTTACCTTTACCTTCACTCTGAACAATGTAATCATATAATGATTGGTCTTGTTTTATAGTATGAGCTATTGGGGTAGGCATTTTGGCTTGTACATCGCCGGGGCCACCAAATAAACTGGCAGCGCCCAAACCTAATGCCGCTAAACGGCTTGAAAATGGGCCCTCTTGTAGCAAAACATTATTACAGTCTGATAGTTCCTTGAAGGTCACTTAAATTATTTATACAGGCATGGCGTAAGGAATTGGATGGTATTCCTCTTCTTTATCACATTCCCCATAAAAATAATTATCTAACTGCTCTAATAGTCTAACCTTGGCCACCTGTAAATCAACTTCATACCACTCATTCTTTATTTGCTTAGCAAAATGTGCCATTTGTTTCTTTATATTCTGTTCAGCTTGAAGATACGCTGGATGTTTTATAGAATATATAACTTCATAGTCTCTAAACGGCGAACTAGTTTGATATGTTTGTAAACGAGTGTTTAAATTACGAGTCGAACCTACTTTCAACCAACCGGGCCAGGATTTATTAGTAATGATATATAAATACCCTGGTGATGTCACAGACACATAACTATTTATGTAGCCAGAGACAGTTTGCTATGCTGCAGCAGCGTCTTTTCCCCAAGTCTTAGTTTCCTCATTAAAATGACGAGTAACATCACCAGTAACAGGGTCTGTCGCTAAAGCAGCTTTAACTTCTTTCTTATGAGTAGCTTTATTAACAAACGACCAGCCTGTACCTACAATACTAGACGTACTGCCTAATATCATAGTGAAACTATCAGTTGTAAGGGAACCTTTTGCAATTAACACACCACCGGCAATTGTTGCCACGTGACGTAACAAGCCTCCGATTTCTTTTTTGTAACTACTAATAAACGTGACAATCTTTTTCATATATAGTTATTTATACAAAAATCAATTAAATACTTATATGGAGTCAACGGGAAGTGGGGCTGAACAATTCGAAATAGTTGCTAGGAACTTATTAGGGGACTATGGCTGGATGTTTATTGCAGGTTTATCCCTATTAATGTTTCAATCAAGTCTTAAGAAATTAGTTGCTGGTTTATTTGTGTTTTGGGGTAATGATTACAAAACTGATGACACAGTGTACGTAGATGGCAAGCCTGGACGTATTATCCGCGTTGGAATGACTAAAACAGTCTTCTTTATCTATGATGTTGTCGACGGACAAGTAATTGGTGGTAGTAAGCTTGTTGTACAAAACGAATATCTAGGAAAATTAAAGATAGAAAAGCCTTTATGTCAGTTAGACTTAACTAGATACAATGGTATAAAGAAAAAACACTAAGCTACCTCTACTTCTGGTTCAACTGCCTTAACTTCTTGTAAATTAGGTATTTCACATGCACCACCACCACAGGCGATCGTTTCCTGCACCTCAGTTGTATCTTCTTTTTCTTTTAAAGCCTTATAATTCACAGATGTATACTTATCAACAATAGTATTCCACTGAACCTCATCTTTTTCATCGATTATTGACTCTAAAGGTGCTTGATTATACAATTTATCACCAATTTTCGGTAATAATGCCACCGCGCCAAAATATTTCTTGTTGTCATACAAGAATTTAAACACTCGATCCCACTCATCATCCTTTACTACTACAGTACAACTAACATTATGTTCAATATTATTAGTATTTGCTTCAGTTGTACCTGGGATCACCCAATTTTGTTGAGTAGACTTAATCCACTTTAAATGCTGTAGAGCTGTAAGGTCATCCTTTACCATAGCATGCTTAGAAACCTGTACAGGGAATGTAACTACATCATCTGTCTTATTTGCTGACCATACACTCTCCTCACACATGTGTTTATTGCTTTTCTTAAAGTGCTTATACACGGGATCCAACTTATTACATTGAATACGTCGAAAGTACCTTTCACTATGATGAGGATGTATTCCAGACGCACTACCTAACACTAATGAAGAAGTACCCTCTGGTTTAATACAAGTAATCCTAGCAGCTTGATTAACATTTAACTTTTTGGCCCAAGACTTATTAACTCTAACAGAATATTCAGCTCCTTCTTTCTGATATTCTGGATTCAATAAAATTTTAGGGTTGTCCATTATACCAGTAATAGATACACCTAATAGAGCTTCTCCTTCTGTTAATTGCTTAGAAGCAGGTCTCAGGTAATCAAACTCAGAATATGCTGCTTGTAAGGTACCTACAATTGTTGCAGCCTTTACTGCATCTAAAAACTTACCCTTAGTATCAATCTTAGCTCCATTAATAGATGTTAAATTACAGAATTGGACGCCGCAAACCCCGTCTTTAGTAACTGGTATAAAGCCTATCTCAAAGCAAGGGTTATATAATTGCCATGGATGATTACCAAATACAAATCCAGGCTCGCCAAACTGTCTTGTCTTATTAAGAATGCCTGTAAACTCTTCGAACGTAGTTTCATCTCTTAAAAGCAATACACTATTATTACTTCTAGCGCGCTGAGGTTCGATGTGCACCCAGCTTATACGTTTATTCTTTATTACTTCATTATACTCATATTCAATTAACTCAACTTCATACTTCTTTTTATTAACTGTAATCTTACCTACATATAAGTCTGTTTCATCATCATGATAAAATTTAGTATGACGAGTGACATCGAAGAACGTCTTTGCATTCATCATATCTTCGTCATCTTTATCAAAAATAAGAGATGTAGCTGATCGGCGAATACCTCCAGACAATACTGCATCAGCACAATGCATTAAAATATCATATGCATTAATTGGTTTTAATCTTGTTTGATTCTGTTGTTCAATAATATAATCAAATAACTCTTTTACTTTTTGATGACATCTTTTTAATCCTTGATACCCGGGTGCTTTGCCTCCAGCAGTTTCAAGTGCGGCGCCTTTAGGTCTTATCTTACTAAAATCAAAAACAATCTTACGACCTGAGAAAGCAGTATTACGAAAATAAGAATTTAATAATGCTTCTATAGAGTCAGACCATCCCTCAATACTATCTTCAACAACATAAGTTACTACAGTACCAGTCTTGTCTTTTGCAGTAACTATATCAGGAAATCGATCAATGAAATGTTTTGATACGCCAATACCTACGCCACAACCACATAACAATAAATAAAATATCTCTGCAAAAGCTCTTATACTATCTACATGTCTTACTGCGCAATTATATATACGTGCATTATGAGCTAATACCGCCTTACCACCGAACTGCATTGATCTCATCGATGGTACAATATGTTTATCCTTTACTTGTTGAAATGCCCACTTAATTGTATCTATATCTTCCGATGGTAAATCTCTCTTAAATCGATCAACATGCATCTTTGTAACTCGATTTATACATTCATCCCATGTCTCTCTTCTATTTAAATTTTGATTAAATCTTGCATATTTGCTTGTAAACGTGAAGGTAGATATTTCGTCTAGATAGTTAATGTCTTGTGGCATTTGTATATTTATTTATGCAGAGTTTATAGGATTAATAGGTCACATACAAACAAGCACTTTGCATATAAATATAACGAAAAAATTTGAAATTCAACTTATCGTTTGACTGTGGCTTGTCCAAAATAGAATCCAATAATAGCTGTTAACGCTTGTCGAATCTCAGGTACTAATAAATAACCTTCTACCTCTACGAACACAGGTACAGTCTTTGTGCCTAGCAATCCCCATAAAATCTTCTTAGTGATAAGTTCTTCTACTACAATAGGATGGTTCATAAATGTAGTAATAAACGGTGCTAAAATAACTCCAAATAAAACACTTACAACAATTAGCCGACGCACCCATTTTCCAGCATCTACACTTACACGCTTGACAGCTTTATCAGCTGACTCATCAGCAAACTTCTTCTCTTTCATAAACATCTCAAAGCGCTTTTGTTCATTCTCTGCGCGCTTCGCGACTAATTTAAAAAAGAACCCTACTAATGACCCACCCGCCATTGTTAATATTTCTGCAGGTATCATATAATTATTTAATAAAAAAGGCGTCGCTATGCAACGCCTTCTCTATACTACATTCTCTACTTGTTTTCGAGCTTCATCTACAACATCAGGATTTCTCCTGTGTTATTCATTAATCTAAAAAACCTTTCCTTTTATCATAAACCAGCCGCTCATATGTACGATTCTCTTCTCCAGATATATCAACATATAACTTCTCAATATCCTCTTCGAACTTAATCTGCCTCATACCTTCCTTATGTACGGGGCGCGGATCTTTATCTATAGAGAGTAACTCAAACTCTCTCCTCTCATTGGTATAAATGTCTTTTACGACAAATTTATATGCAATCATGACGTAAATATTAGCTTATCATTCTTTAATTTGCAAGTAATTTTTTGAAGCTGAGTTCTACTCTTTATTAATAATGATGCAATTTCTGTTTCAATATGTTTCTCAAAGAATCTTCTTAA